TGTTGCGTTGACCAACGCTTATGAAAATGGGGATGTTATGCGAGTCGCAAACATCTTTAAGGCTTATAAGCAGACGTTGCCACAACCAGCCCCTACTAGCAAAGGCAAACAAGAGCTTCAGCGTCAAGTTGCGCCGACCCGTACTCGTTCGACGGCACAGCCCTCCGATGGTGTAGACCAACAAATATTCACTAATCAGGATATTGAACAGTTCTACACAGATTGGCGAAGAGGGGTGTACGACGACGCAGAGGCGGCCAGTATGGAAAAACAAATTCACGCCGCAGCTGCCGAGGGCAGGATTCGATAAAAAGAATTAACCCGGAGCAAAGCGGAAACTTAAATCCCTAGAAAGGAAATCAGATGTCTACTTTAACTCCGGGCGCAACATACCCCATTAATGCAGGTGGTTTTAATGCCCCTAACGGCGCTACCGCCTACTCTGGTACAGCTTATAGCGGTACTTTCATCCCTACCCTCTGGTCGGGCAAATTGGCACAGAAATTCTATGCCGCAACCGTTTTTGGTGAAATCGCTAACACCGACTGGCAAGGCGACATCACTGGTATGGGCGATACAGTAATTATCAACACCATCCCAACAATCACCATCAATGACTATGAAATCGGTCAGAACTTGGCATACGAGATCCCTGCTCCAAGCACAATCTCTTTGACAATCTCTAAAGGTAAGTATTTCGGCGTTAACGTAAACAACGTTCTCGAATTACAAGCTAAGCCAAAATTGATGGACGTATTCACCAATGATGCTGCTATGCAGATGAAGATTCAGATCGATCAAGACGTTCTCGGTGGTACATTTAACCAAGGCGCTTCTTACAACCAAGGTGCAGACGCTGGTAAGATCTCTGGTGCGTTTGATTTGGGTACAGATGATACTCCAATCACATTGTCAGCATTGAACATCCTCCAGAACATCACTGCATTGTCTTCAGTATTGGACGAAGCAAACGTTCCTGAAACAGATCGTTTCTTGGTAATCAGCCCAACAGAGCGTCAAATCTTGATGCAATCTAACTTGGCTCAAGCTCAGTTCATGGGTGACCCATCTTCTATCCTCCGTAATGGTAAGGTTGGAATGATCGATCGCTTCACAGTTTACGTATCCAACTTGTTGCCTCGTGCAGCTGCTGGTGAGAACTGGGTTGGCGGCGTAGATGCTGGTACAGCTAAGCGTCATGCAATCATGGCTGGTCACAAGTCTGCAATCACTTTCGCATCACAGATCGCTAAAGTTGAGAGCTTACAGAACCCTAACGACTTTGGTACATTGATTCGTGGTTTGAACGTGTACGGTTACAAAGTTGTTCAGGCTGACGGTCTAGCACTCTTGGTCGCTGCAGGTTAATAACTGCTAACGTGGGTGGGGAGTTCTCCACCCACAACTTGACTTAAGGAGTTTCAAATGTCTGTATTGACTGATTTAGCAGTAGCGGGTTATTCAACCCCTCAGATTCAGGCTATCCAAGCAGTTGGCGTAACTCCAGCAGATTTAGTAGCCGCAGGTTTTACTACTGCACAAGCAAACCAAATCCTTGCTGATTTAACACCAGGCGACGATGGTAACGGATATGTACAACAAGGTTTGTGGTTTGGTACTCAAGCCCCAGCTTTAGTTGCATATTTACTAGACTAAAAATGATCGGGGCTCCGGCCCCTTTCTCTAATATAATAGGGCTATGGGAACAATAACCGCAAAATCCATCATCGACAAAGCGTCGGTTCAGCTGCTCGATACCAGCAATGTCCGCTGGACTCGCTCTGAATTACTTGGCTGGGTCAACGATGGGCAGCGCCAAATTATTATCATTACCCCAAGTGCTACTAACAAAGTAGCAGTTAAAAAGCTAGACGCAGGGACAAGACAGAGTATCCCGTCAGACGGTTGGACGCTTTTAGAAGTAATTCGTTATATGGGCACTACTGGCACAAAAGCCGGCCGTGCTATTCGTGTAACTTCCCGAGAGTTGATTGACTCATTCAATCCTAATTGGCATGATGATTACCCAACAGTAATGCCAAAGCATTATGTATTTGACCAACAAGATCAAACCATTTTTTACGTATACCCGCCAAATAATGGCAACGGTTACGTACAATTAAACTATGCCCCAATCCCAGTGGATTTAGCTACTGAGGATGATGCAATTGTTATCAGCGATATGTTTGAAACAGCATTGCTAGACTATGTTTTATATCGTGCTAATAGTAAAGACGCAGAGTACGCTCCAGGCTTGCAGTTAGCATCTGGATACCTACAAACCTTTATGGCTTCTATGGGCATTAAGTCTGAAGCAGAGATTAAAAATAGCCCAAATCAGCAATTCGCACCGAAAAACCCAGATAACCCAGGCTCTGAATCATGACCCAAGCTTACGGATATTCCGTTCCATACTCGGAGTTTTTACCTTACGTCATGCAGTATGTGCCTGACGCATCTGAATTCATTGCAGAAAACGCTATCAAGTCAGCCTGTATTGAGTTTTGTGAAAAGACTTTGGTTTGGCAATACAACGTTCCAGCAATGGATATTATTAACGGGCAGAACAATTATGTAGTTGCTACACCCGGAGATACTAAGATGGTTGTGCCTGTGCAGGCATATTTCAACACTAACTTACTGATTCCTAAGGGTCCAGATGAGTTAGCAAATATCTACCGCATGGGGGATTACCAGCAAATTCAAGGCGCACCACAATACATTACACGTATTACAAAGCCTGAAGTTGTATTGGTTCCAACACCATATGTTACTCAGCCAGCTATTTTATATATCAAAGTGGCATTGGCCCCAACTCGTGACTCAGAAGAGATTGATTCTGAGATTTTTGAGCAATACGCAGAAGCTATTGCATGGGGCGCTCGTGCACGTTTATATGCACAACCAAGGCAAGATTACACAGATAAAGCAGCATCTATCGAATCATTAAAGATGTTCCGTTATGAAATTAACAGAATCCGCATGCAGGTTAATAAAGGCCTCACTCGTGGTTCTCCAAACGTTGAATTCCAGAGGTGGGTATGAGCTCTACAATTAAATTAGTCCAAGGTGACAACCTCCCAGAGGTCACGTTAACGCTTACTAACTTACAGACAGATGAACCGCTTGACTTATCTGCACCTACAACAACTGTTGTAGTAAAGCTACGTGCGCTAGGTGGTACTACAGTTCTATCTACTCTTGACTGCGTAAAGACTAACGGGGGTTTAGATGGGGTAATTATGTTTTACTTCCCAGCTAGTACTTTAGATATTCCAGCAGGGCAATACCAAGGTGAAATTGAAATTAGCTACAACGGGCAGTATTTGACAGTATTTGACTTACTTCAATTTACCCTCCGTGCTGAGTTCTAATGGCCATTGATGTAATACGTTCTAAAATTGTCATAGCTGGTTTAAGCTATGTACAACCCGTATTTACAGCAGATTACCTCCAAATTCGGGTAATTGCTGAAGTAACAATGCCTGATGTTCTAAATGTGGACATCGTAACACCTACAGATTTAGTATCTGTAAGCACCACAAAAGTTGTAGCAGATATAACAGATGGCTTCACAGATGCGCTAACAAGGGTTTTTGGTAAAGCCTTAACTGAACAACAGTATCTTGATGACGATGCAGTAATTGGGGATATTCAACCACATAGGGATGGAGTTGATGCTGCATACCCTAGCGATACAATCACTGGCTTTGTCTTTGAAAAGTACCTAGCTGATACGTTTGAAACATTAGACGAAGCTACTGCGGTAAGGCTTTTCCAAAGAGAATTTAGCGATAGCGTAACAGCTCCGGATGCTAAGTACTATTCGTTTAGCCCAAAGACTAAAACAGACTCAGCAGCTACATCAGATGCTAGCTACAGAGGTGTAGATAAGGCTTTAGCCGATGCATTAACAATGGTGGATAACATGGATGGCAACATCCAGCATCATTTTTTCAAAACAACTAGTGACATTATTTCGGAAGCAGATGCGCAAATAATTGATTTTAAACCACAAAAAGCTGATAATATACTAACATCTAGCAGTGGCGTCCTGTCTATGCAGGATTATTGTGATATAACCTATTTTTTAGAAGACTATGTGGGACTTTCCCGCACATTTACGTAAGGAGCAGCAATGAATACAAACGAGAATTTAAAAGCCTCCGGCTCCTTGCGAGTCGTAGTTACTGGCAAAGATGGCCAAGTTAAAGAAGAACATGATTTTAAAAACCTAGTTGTTAC